GGGGCGAATACTCGCAACAGATGGCTCGCCAAGGTAACAAGTTGACTCCTTACCAACTCCTCGACATTCAGCGCGGTCTATGGGGTGGAGGCGGTGGAGAAAGAGAACCGTCCTACAGCACATCCCTCATCAAGAAGGAAAACGCGATGACCATGTTCAAGCAGGGCATTGAGAACCTTACTGGCAGAGTTATTGATGACACAGAGGCTGAGGAGTTTGCAAACCTTGTGCGCAAGCGCCAACTCAAGAAGCCAACCAAGACTTCCGTTCAGACTGTTGGTGGCAAGAAAGTTACCGTCACTGACCCTGGCTTTGGTGAAGCAGAGGCTGCTGCGCTTATCGAACGGCGTGCACAAAAGGACCCGATGTTTGCAGAGTTCCAGACAGCAAATGTCTTTGGCGATGCACTTGAAAAGGCATTGGGGGTTAGGCGATAATGGCAGACCCATTTGATAATAAAAGCCCATCCATGACTACATGGATTGTCAACCTCCTCAAGAATGTTCCAGAACTCAAGAACATCTACGATGCAGTCCGCGATGAAAAGACCGGCAAGTTTCTTTATAACGCTGATGCCATTGTAGATATGATTACCAGCAGTAGTTGGTATCTTGAGAATGGTCCAACGGTTGCTGGCAATATAGCAAGCCGTTATAAGTTTGGTGAGAAGTTCTACGCACAAAAGTTGGGCGAGTACAAAATCACCGTATCGGCTCTTGCTCGCGCCATGGGGCTGGATGTTGCTGATGAAGGTATCGCAGATTATCTCGAGGGCTTGGCTGAAACCTCATTCCTCAATGGTTGGGACGAAGCGTATATCGAGAATACCATCGTCTCAAATGCTGATATTGTCGGCAAAATCTCTGGTGGTGCATACGCGAATCAGATTCTCGACTTGAATGAGTATGCCAACTTGATGGGTGTCAAGTTGAGCGAGCAAACAAAGAGCAACTACCAAAAGCGCCTTATTGGTGAAGTTGGCATGGACGGACTGCGCAAGGCTGCAACTGCTGATGAACTCAAGCGTGAAATCGTCAACCAACAGTCCTTGCTTTACCCAATGTTCTCTGATGACTTTGCCGTAGGTAGAACCCTCTGGGATGTAACAGCCCTACATCGTAAGAAGTGGGCAGACTTGCTCGAGGTTGATGAAGATACCCTTGACTGGAATGACCCGTTATGGAAAGACGGCAAACTGTTTACACAGGTGGACGAGAAAACCGGCAAGGTTACTGCTCGCTCCGCATGGGATGCAGAGAAACTTATCAAACAGGATGAGCGCTGGCAGTACACGGAGAACGCAGCCCGTACCTATGAATCATACGGTCTAAACATCCTTCGTCGTTTTGGATTGGTGTAATTATGGCTATGACTGCTGCGCAATGGGCAAGACTCCAGGCTATGTTGCCACAGGAAGATAGGATGTCTTACCAAGAATACTTGGCATCCATCGGAACTGCTCCATCTCCACAAACGCAAACAACCACCGCACAAGCAGCACAACCCGTTGCTGATACCAGCCTTACTGCCACAGAACGCAGAACCTTTGGTATCCCAGAAGAAGCACCAATAGCAACGCCAATCACAACCCCAGTTGCAACCGCAGCCGTTACCGCTGCAGTCACGGCAGCAACAACCGCAGCAGCAACAACTTCTGGCGTTACTACTGGTGGCATTACTCAGGAGCAACTCAATGCTGCCCTTGCTGCTCAGGCTGAAAAGTTTGCTACCCAAAATGCACAAGCCCTTGCTGCCCAGGCAGCAGCGTTTACACGCCAGCAACAGGAAACAGCAGCAAAGATTGCTGCAGAGCGTGAGGCAGAAAAGCGTGCTACTCGCCAAAAGGCATCCGACAGGCTTGTATCTTTATTTGAGGGTTACAACCTTGGCAATCTTGCTGAGTTTATCAACAAGCAGATTATGAACGATGTCTCCGAGGACATGCTCATGCTTGATATTTATGAGCGCCCAGAGTATCGAACAAGATTCCCTGGCATGAAGGAACTGCGCAAAGCAGGCAAATCCATCAGCGAAAAAGAGTATATGAACATCGAGAACGCGATGCAGCAAACTGCTCGCTTCTTTGATTTGCCTAAAGGGTTTTACGATGGACCAGAAGATTTCGGCAATCTTATCGGCAAGCAGGTATCTGCCAAAGAGTTCCAGGATAGGCTCCAGGTAGGACAAGACTTGTCCCGAAGCCTCAATCCTTTCGTCAAGGAAGCCCTTACTAGCCTCTATGGTATTGGCGAAGGCGCACTTACTGCCTATGTTCTTGACCCAGATAAGGCACTTAGCCTTATTCAGAAGCAGGCTAAGGCTGCACAGTTTGTTGGATTGGCTCGTGAGGCAGGCTTTGGCTTGTCCAGTGTTACCCCAGAAACTGCCCTTGGTATAGCAGGCACCGAGGCTTATTCTAAACTTTCTGAGACACAACTCAATCAGTCTCTACAACAAGCGGGCAGACTTCGCCGTGAGCAAGCACGCCTTGCCGGTATCGAAGGTCAACAGTACAACGAACAAGAGGCATTAGATGTAGTTATTACTGGTGACCGTAACGCACTTCTTGCATCGCAACAGCGAGCGCAACGCGAAGTGGCGCGATTCCAGCAACGAGGCGGAGTAACCGCAGCATCCCTGAGGGATGTAACCATATAGAACCCCCACCCTGACCGACCAGCCCAGGGGGGCGTAGAAGTCTGGTAGCAGTAGCCGTATGGGTTTCCCCGAATTCATACGAGGATTGCGAATACAACGAAAAAGGGAGATAGGTAGATGGCTACCAATTACGAATACGATGACGAAGATGACAACACTTCAACAGATGTTGTTGCTCAACTCCGCAAAGTAAACCGTGCGCTAGAAAAGCGTGCGAAAGAACTAGAGCAGGAGTTGTCAGGTCTGAAAGTACAGACCCGTCAGCGTACTGTCAAGGAAGTTCTACAGGCTAAAGGACTCAATCCAAAGATTGCAGCGTTCGTGCCACAGGACATTGATGCCTCGGAAGAAGCAATCAACCAGTGGGTAAACGAATACGGCGATGTCTTTGGAGCGCCAGTCCAACAGCAAGAACAAGCACAAGTTCCAGATGTCGCAGCACATGCAAGAATCAACAACATGGTTTCTACTGGTCAACCACCTTCGGTTGACGAGGATGCTATGTCTAGGGTTCTCAATGCTAAGACTAAAGAAGAACTTGATGCCCTCCTTGGTCTATAACCAAACCACACATCAACCAATCACCAGGAGGTGAACACATGGCATATACCGACACAACGAGTTTCGCTGGTCTAGTCAAGACAGCGTATGACCGCTATGTTGAGTTTGCCCTCCGCGCTCAGCCGATGATTCGTGCTGTTGCGGACAAGAAGCCAGCACAACAGGCAATGCCTGGTTCAAGCGTTGTATTCTCGCTTTACAATGACTTGGCTGCTGCTACTTCAACCCTTCAAGAGACAACTGACCCAGATGCAATCGCATTGCCAGATGTCTCCACCGTTTCCGTTACTCTCAATGAGTACGGCAACGCAGCGCTTGCAACCCGTAAACTCGAGTTGTTCTCGCTCTCCGATGTTGACCCTGCTATCGCAGACATCATCGCCTTCAACATGGCTGACTCGCTTGATACCGTTGCACAGAATGTTCTTCGTGCAGGTACCAATGTTCTTTACGGCGGGAACGCTACCTCAACCGCAACTGTTGATGCTTCTGACGATATTGATTCGGCAGTCATCCGCAAGGCTGTTGCCAAGTTGCGTGCAAACAAGGCTGTCCCACGCTCGGGTAGCCTCTATTGGGTTGGTATCCACCCAGAAGTCTCGCACGACCTTCGTGCAGAGTCCGGCTCCGTCGGCTGGCGCGATACCCACGCACACACTGATGCTTCCCTTGGCAACCTGTTCGCAGGCTCCATTGGAACCTACGAAGGTGCGTTCTTCGTTGAGAACCCACGCATGTACAGTGCTAAGTCCGGCGCTGACCAGACCCCTCTCGCAACCACTGCTGTCACCGTTACTGGTGCAACCGCTGGCTTCACCTTCGGTGTTGCTTCTTCGGCTGTCATCGCTACCCGTGCAGAAGTTGGCGACAAGGTTTCTGGAACTGGTATTGCATCTGGTGCAAAGATTACTGAAATCAGCACCACTGGCAACACCACAACCTTCACGGTTGACCTCGCTAACACCGCAGTTGTCACTGGCAATGTTCAGGTAACTCCAGTTACCCGAGTATTCAGCACAATCCTTTGCGGTAAGCAGGCACTTGCTGAGGCTGTTGCACAAGAGCCAGGTGTGGTCATTGGACCAGTCACCGATAGATTGATGCGATTCCGACCAATCGGTTGGTACGGCGTTCTTGGATGGACCCGTTACCGAGAGGCTGCTCTTTATCGTATCGAGACAGGTTCTTCAATCGCTGCTCTCTAAGCAGTAGGCGTTGCGGGGGTTATCACATAGCGGGTAGCCCCCCAACCCAGAATAAGGATGACATGGCAAACTATTACTTCACTACCCCTACAGTGAATGAGACACCAGCGGGTTATGGTCCTTTATTTGACAGATACGAACTAGCCCGCGGTATATCAGTGCTCCGTATAAACGGTGTTTATTCCTCCTACCGTTATCCAGCACAGACACAGATTGACCAAGCCCAAGAGTTTTACCTCGGCGGAACAGTTACTTTGATAGATGAAGAAACAAAGGATGCACTTACCGCACAAGGATATGGAGCGTACATAACACCAGCATGAACCTACATCAAATACAAAAGCACCCAGAATATGTAGAGGGATGCTTCGGATGCAAAGTTGGAACCCTTGTTATGAACGCTGGAGATGCTAACTCCAACCTCAATGTTTCTACCCGCAAGTGGGATAGGGAATTAGAGGCGTACAGAACAGCCCGCGCCCAGGGCATCCAGCCCGCAGGTACCAGCATGAAGAAGGTGCAAGAGGCAGTTCAGATTTCAGAAAAAACAGGACAGGCATACAAGGCAGGGTAGGGAGAGGAATATGGCTGCCAGGAAGAAACCAGTACGAAAAAAAGCAACTGCTAAAAGAGCAGCCAAAAAGGTTGAGACAGTCAAGGACGAGTCCTTTACGGAACTTGACATGTATTGCATCTGGCTCAACGAGTATTACGACTCCCTGCTCAAGGCAGGTTTCAAGTACGACATAGCCCTATCGCTGATTATGGATAAAGAGTCTTACCCAAGTTGGGTCAAGTACAAGGCACCAACCGCGGAAGAGTTAGGCAAGTATTTAGACGAGGATGATGATGACCTATGGGATTCATAATTCCTGAACCAATGTGGGGACTGCCCTCTCCCACTATCCAAGACGAGGACATCTACGAGGAAGAGGACGAAGAATAATGTGCATCGAGTGCAACTGCTTCGGAACAGTAACCCCATACGGTGTTGGCGGGCGTGCAATCAACGCTGCTCCAGCCCCTGCTAATCCAGCCCTTTACAACAAGCCAATCCAGCGCATCGGTGAGACACCTCACGGCATGAAGCCTGAGATGGATGAGTACGAGTCGGATGGTATGTAATGAAAGGCAAAGCCAAGGTCGGTAAGGTCATGGGCGAGTACAAGCGCGGAACACTCAAGTCTAGTTCTGGCTCAAAGGTAACATCTCGCAAGCAGGCTGTAGCCATCGCTATGAGCGAGGCTGGCAAGGCTAAGAAGAAGGCTAAGAAGCGTGGCAAGTAAGAAGGATTCACGCCTCGCCAGGGCTGGTGTCTCTGGCTACAACAAGCCTAAGCGCACGCCAAGCCATCCCACCAAGTCACATGTTGTTGTGGCTAAGTCGGGAAGCCAAGTCAAGACCATTCGGTTTGGTCAACAGGGTGTAACAGGAGATAGGAAGCCTACGAAACGACAGGCATCCTTCAAGGCTCGCCATGCTAAGAACATCGCCAAAGGCAAGATGAGCGCAGCATATTGGGCAGACAAGGTGAAGTGGTGAAGAAGAAAGCATTTTGGGACAAGAAGAACCCCAACAAGAAGTCCAAGCCCTTGACCCCTAGCCAGAAGGCTCAGGCTAAGGCTCGGGCTAAGAAGGCTGGTCGTCCCTATCCCAATCTTGTGGATAACGCAGCAGTCAGGAGAAAGGCTAAGTAATGGCTACAGGAGTCGCAGGAAGCACGCTTACGGCGGAGATGAACCGTTTAGCCAACGGTGGAACATACCCCGCCCTAACAGCCTATAAAGCCCTCATAGGGGCTGCTAACGCTTGGGCTGGCACCTCCGGCTTAGGGCTATTGGGTGCCCTCAACTACAAGGCATCTTCGACCAGGCAGCCAAATGCCTTCAAGGGTCTAAACGCTGTATGCAATGAGATTGCTGGAACGACTGGACTATCGGCTGTGGATGCCTTGAGGAGTATCAACCTATGAGTAGTTTCGGACAACTGGCTGACCGCGTTGAGTCGGTCCTTCATGGCTATACGGAGAACTCCGAGCCAACCACCTGGCTTACCTCGGCTGTCACCTCGGCTACTGGAACAACCTTCAATGTCTATGATGCCACCACCTTGGGGCGTGGCTTTGCCCAGGTTGGTGACGAGATATTCTTTATCAACACCACAGACAATGTGAACAACCAGTTGGACATAGCCCCATGGGGTAGAGGTCAGCGTGGCACCACGGCTACCACCCATGCGGTCAATGCCAAGGTTATGGGCAGCCCTATCTTTCCTCGTCAAGAAATCAAGAACGCCATCAACAATACGCTTGATGCGATGTATCCATCAGTCTTTGCTGTGGGTACCTATGACTTTGATTTTATAGCAGCCCGCACTACCTATAGTTTGCCAAGCAACTTCCAGAATGTTCTTAGCGTTACCTACTCAACGGTAGGACCTACCGAAGAGTGGATGCCAGTGCGTGCCTACACGGTCAACCGCACGGCAGATACAACCGACTTTACAACAGGCAAGTCCATCAGCATCTATGCTGGCATAGTACCTGGGCAGACCATCCATGTGGCTTATGCCAAGCGCCCAACCCTTTTGGTCAACGACAGCGATGACTATGAGACAGTAACCGGCATGCCGTCTTATTCAGAGGATGTCGTTATCTATGGCGCTGCTTTCCGCATGATTTCATTCCTTGACCCATCACGCCTTGGTCCGCAATCTGCTATGGCAGATGCGCTTGATGGAATCAGACCAGCAGGTTCTGGACAGAACGCTTCCAGATTCTTGTATAACATTTACCAACAGCGTCTAAACGAAGTGGCGGATAACCAACGCCGTCAATACCCCATCCGTTCCCACTATCAGAGATAGGTAAAACATGGCAGCAGGCGACCCTGGCTCACCGGCGCGGTACTACTCCTCAACCGCAGTAGAAACCTCGCTCCAGTCATCCATACCCGCACAATCACAGGGACAGCAGAACACCTCGTTCATCGTTGGCTCTATCAGCGGTTTTCCAACTTCGTATCCGTACACGCTCATCATTGACCCTGATACTTCTAAGGAAGAAGTCCTCACGGTCACAGCGGGTAGCGGAACAACGCTTACTGTCACGCGTGGCTCTGACGGCACCCAGGCTGTTGCCCACTCTGCAGGTGCAGTCGTTCGCCACGGTGTCTCTGGTCGAGACTTCCGCGAGGCGGAGAACCACATTGCTGCCCGTGGCTACGACACAGATGAATCAATCCTTAGTGCAGCAAACCAAACCCATGTGCATGGTCTTGCCGTTAGCGATGGCGTTGTCGTTGGTACCACCAAGGCACAGACGATTAGTAACAAAGTATTTATTGCCTCAACCCTGGCTGGTGCTATTACTTCCTCGGCTACGGTTACCGTTACTGGCGCAATCGTTGTCTCGGGTGGAACCATCACTGGTTTGTCCTCTGCCGGTATGGTTACCTCATCGGCAACTCCCAAGGATTATGTAGATAGCATCCTCGGCTCTGCTACCGCAGCCTCTACCTCTGCTGCTGC